CTACTTGGCGGTGATGGGCTGGTAGGGGTTGAAGGCCACCACCTCGGCGCCGCACCAGTCGTTGATGGGAGTGAAGGCGGCCTGTATCGGCACGATCTCGTGGGTGAAGTAGACCTCGGCGGCGCCGCCAATCGATCCGAAGCCGCCGGCATTGGACGGCACGATGCCCAGAAGCTGGGGAGGGTTGCGGTGCGCCGCCAGCACGTCGTCGCGGCTGACGTTCTTGAGGTTGAAGAACTCGTCCTTGGCGGTGACCTCGCTGATGGGAATGACCTGGATGCCGTCCTTCTTGCCGTTGGGCGCGTACATGAGAAGGTTACGGAAATTTCCCGGCCCCTTGGAGTCCTTGAGCGCCTTGCGCACGGCGTCCACATCGGCAGGGTTGGCGGCGGCGTCGCTCATGTAGAGGATGAAGCCGGCATGGCTGCCGTTGACGTAGTACTTGCGGCGGAACAGGGTGGCGGCCTCGTTCAGCAGGGCGGACTGGATGGCGCCGGTATAGGTCGGCATGCCATAGATTTCCTGGCTGATGTCGGGCTCCAGCAGATGCAGCACGCTGCCGGGTTCGAAATCGTGTTCCTGGCCGTCGATCAGCATGACGGCGCCGCCGTCCTTCTTGGCCCTGGTCCAGCGGGCCAGCGCCGGCTTCAAGCGGATAGTGGTCCCCAGGCGCGAGGTGATCTTCTCGGGCCAGGCATTGCCGAACACCACATAGTCCAGCGCCAGCCGCTTGAAATCGATCAGCGACAGCCAGGGGTGCGGCTTGAAATAGGCCGCCAGCAGGTTGACCTTGAGGCGGATGGCGCTTTCGTGATGCGGATTGGCATGCAGCGCGCGGGCCAAGCCGTCGAAGCTGATGGGCGGCTCGTACCAGCGCCCATTCCAGGCCGAGTGGAAATAGCCCATCAGCTCGTGGCTATCGAGCACCGGGACCGCATCGCCAAAGGTGAAGGCTTCGAACGAGGACGCCTGCACCGCTTCCGGCTGGGGGGCCTTGCTGCGCATCGGATGATTGGCGCCCAGGCGCTTGTTGGACCGCATCAGTAAATCTCCACGAAACCGCCGCCGGCGTGGCCGGGGGCTTGGTCGAAATCGGTGAATTCCAGCCGGTCCAGCGCGTGCATGATCGCCCAGGCCACGTCGGCGTGGCCGGTTTCCTTGGAGCGGCCGGCGGCGAAGGTGGCCTGACGGCCGGATGGGGTGGTGGTCTGCTTGATGGCCATGAAGGCCAGCGCGATGTCCGACGAGCCGGCGTCGAATTGCAGCCGGCCCTTGCTGACCAGTTGCTTGGCCTTCAGCACCAGGCGCGTCTTCACATCGACGGAATAGGTGATCTCGCGCGCCGCCGGGAAGAACCGGCGCACCAGCTCGAACACGCCCTGGCCGATGGTGGTGCTGTCGATGCCGATGTGCTCGACGTTGTAGCGTCCGCACAGCGCGCGGATGGCATCGGCCTGGGCCTGCCAGTCGGCGCCGGTGACGAACAGCTTTTCCAGGACGCGGAACAGCCCGCTGTTCGACCCGGGGAGCGGCGGCGCCACCACCACGATCGAGGCGTTGTCGCCCGACTTGGCCGGGTCATAGCCGATCCACACCGGACGGTCGCCGAACGGGCGCGCCGCCAGCGGCTCGAAGTCGTTCCACTCTTCCCAGCTGTCCACCATGCAGCGGCGCAGCTCGTCAAAGCCGAAATAGCTGGCGTTGTCGTCGACCCAGATCGCCATGAACAGGTTGGCGAAGTCCTGGTCGTTGTATTCACGGCGCAGCGCCTCGATGTCGAACAGGTCGCAGCCGCCGGACGCCGCATCCTCGATGGTGACGATCTGGCGCCACATGCCGTCGGGGCAGACGGCGCCGCCTTTCAGCGCCGCGTGGCTGACATCGAACTCGACCCGATCCGCCTTGGCCTTGCCGCGGTTGGACCACTCGCCAGACCAGAAACCGTGGCTGTCGTGGCCGATGGTGCTGGGCGTCGAGAAATAGGTCTTGCGCCATTTCTTGTGGGTGGCCATGGCGCTGGCCACCTTGTTGAACTCGCGGAACTTGCCGATCCAGGCGAATTCGTCGCAATAGACGTGGCCGTTATAGGACTGGGCGGTCTTGCTGTTGGTACCGAGGAAATACAGCGTCGCGCCGTTCCACAGGGTGATGGGGTCACCCTTCAGCACCACGCCGGTGACGTCCTTGACGAACTGGACGATGTATTCGCGGAAAACGTGAGCCTGGGCCTTCGACGCCGATAGGAAGACCTGGTTGTCGCCGGTCTGAATGGCGTCGATCAGGGCCTCGCGGGCGAAATAGAAGGTGGCGCCGATCTGGCGGGACTTGAGGATGCAGCGCGTGCGGTGCTTCTTGGCGTCCAGCCAGCCGCGCTGATAATCGAACAGGCCGTCCTCGAACGCCTGGATCAGCGCCGCGACCTGATCTTCGGTCAGCTGGTTCTTTTCTTCCCGCTTGCGCCGTCCCCGGCCCCGCTTCTCCACATTGGGGTTCAGATCGCCTTCGCGGCCCGAATCGCCATAGCGTTGAATGCGCGCCGTGCGCTCCAGTTGCTTGCCCAGGAAATCGATCTCGGCGAAGTCGCCGGCGGACTTGTCCTCCTTGGCGATCAGCCGGGCCAGGCGGGCCTCGATCGTCGCCTCGATGCGCAGCACCGTGGGCGCCTTTTCCCACTCGTCGCGCCGCTTCCAGGCGTCGACGGTGCCATAGGGCAGCACCAGAGACCGGGCGATTTCCGCCGCGGTGTAACCCTGGAAAAACAGGTTTCTGGCCTTCAGGCGCTTGTCTTCACAGGCATCGATCATGGCCCCAGCCTGTGGGGCGCGCCCAAGACCCCGCACGCGCGCCAGGGTTAGAAACCCCGGTAACTAACCGGCGCCGGTTTGCGGGGTCCGGCGGCGGTACTCCAGCCTGAACCCATCAGGCACCCCCGCCGCCCCCCAAGGACCCGAGCGATAATGCCCATCTCGAAATTCATCCGCGTGGCCCTGTCCGGCAGGACGGTCGATGGCCGCGAGATCACCCCGGCCCAGATCGACCAGATGGCGGAAACCTACGACCCCAAGGTCTACGGCGCCCGCGTCAACCTGGAACATTATCTGTCGTTCCTGCCCAACAGCGATTTCCGCGCCTATGGCGACGTCGTCGCCCTGAAAGCCGAGGATGCCGGCGACGGCAAGCGCGCCCTGCTGGCGCAGATCGACTGCACCGATTCCCTGGTGAAGCTGAACAAGGACCGCCAGAAGATTTTCTGGTCCATCGAACTGGCCGACAACTTCGCCGGCACCGGCAAGGCCTACATGATGGGGCTGGCCGCCACCGACACCCCGGCCAGCCTGGGAACCGAGGTGCTGAAGTTCAGCCTCGCCAGCGACAAGGCGCCCGAGCGCATCAAGTCGCACCTGTTCTCGGAAGCGATCGAGGGCGCGCTTGACCTCGACGAACCCGCCGGCCCCTCCATCCTCGACAAGGTCAAGGGCATGTTCGGCGCCCATGCCAAGGCCGGCGATGCCCGCTTCTCCCAGATGGAACAGGCGGTGGAGACCGTCGCCGCCAAGCTGGCCGAGATCGATTCCCGGCAGGTCGATTATGCCGACACCGGCGCCGTCAAGAAGCTTGCCGCCGACCTGGCCAAGCTCAGCACCGACCTGAGCACGCTGACCACCCAGTTGTCGCAGACCCCCAATTCGCCGCAGCGCCCGCTGGCCAGCGGCGCCGACGCCAACCAGACGGATTGCTGATCGATGAACTCGAACACCCGTAAGGCCCTTCTCGGCTATACCTCGCAGTTGGCCCTGCTGAACGGCGTCCCCAGCGCCACCGAGCAGTTCGCCATCGCCCCCAGCATCGAACAGACGCTGGAAAAGAAGGTGCAGGAACAGGCCGAATTCCTGGGCCGGATCAACATCGTCCCGGTCACCCTGCAAAAGGGCCGCGCTCTCAAAATCGGCGCCGGCAAGCCCGCCGCCGGCCGCACCGACACCACGACCAAGGACCGCGAGCCCCGCGACATCAAGTCGATGGAGGGCAGCGAGTACGAGGTCCAGAAGACCGATTTCGACACCTCCGTGTCTTATGAAACCCTGGACACCTGGGCCGAGTTTCCCGAGTTCCAGACCTTGATGCGCGATGTCACCACCGAGCAGGTGGCCCGCGACCGACTGACCATCGGTTGGAACGGCATTTCCGCCGCCGCCAATACCGATCTTGCCACCAACCCTCTGCTCCAGGACGTGAACAAGGGATGGCTGCAGGTGATCCGCGAACAGGCTCCGCAGCGCCACCTGAACGGTCTCAAGATCGGCGCCCAGAACGGGAGCGATTACCGAAACTTCGACGCCGCCGTGTTCGATGCGGTCAACAACCTGATCGCCCCTTGGCACCGCCGCAACACCGACCTTGTGGTCATCTGCTCGGAAGACCTGCTGAACGAGAAGTACCTCGCGCTGCTGAACTCGTCGGACAGCGACAAGCCGACCGAAAAGAATGCGCTGTCCACCCTGTTGGCCAACATCACTCTGGGCAACCGCAAGGTGCTGTTCGTCCCGTTCTTCCCGCTGGACACGCTGCTGATCACTACCACCAAGAACCTGTCCATCTATTGGCAGAAGGGAAGTCACCGCCGGCAGATCGTCGACAACCCCCGGCGCGATCGCATCGAGGACTACCTGTCGGTCAACGAGGCTTACGTCATCGAGGATCTGAGCGCGTGCGCCCTGCTCGATGGCATCCTCACCCCCGACGGCGCCGACGGCTGGATGTAAGCCATGTCTATCGCCCGCGCCCACTTCCAGCGCACGCTGGCGGCCCGCGAACAGCAGGCCGCTGTTCCCGGCGCCCCCGCGCCCGGCAGCATGGCCGAACGCACCGCCGCCCTGGTGCGCATGCACCGGGCTCACCTCAAGACCATCCAGTCGCGCGCGGCCAAGATCGAGGCCAAGCGGGCCATGCTGCCCGAGTATGCGCCCTACATCGACGGCGTGCTTGCCGCCGGCGGCGGCGGCCAGGATGACGTGGTCACCACGGTGATGCTGTGGCGGCTGGACGTGGGCGACTGGGACGGCGCGCTGGACATCGCCGCCTATGGCATCCGCCACGGCCTGACCATGCCGGCGCATATCAGCCGCGACCTGCCGACCACGCTGGTCGAGGAGATCGCCGAGGCCGCGCTGGCGGCGCCCGCGCCCGTGGACGCCCTGGCCCAGCCGCTGGGCGAAGCCCTGGAGCTGACCGAAAGCTGCGACATGGTCGACGAGGTCCGCGCCAAGGCCCACAAGGCGCTGGGCCGCATCCTCAAGGACGCGGACACCAAACAGGCCGCCATGCACCTGGAAACCGCCCTGACCCTTGATCCCGGCTGCGGGGTCAAGACCGAGCTGGCCCGGCTGAAGAAGGCCCTGGACGCCCCGGCGCCCGGGGACGATCAGACCGGGCCGTAACCGGCCCCCCCGGCGCGGCGACGGCGCGGGGAAAGGTGCGGACCCCAACCATGCGGAGCACGTCTCCGACATGACGGTCCAACCCCCAACCCGCCGTCGCCGCCCTCCCTTTCAGGCGCGCCGCCATGTCCGATTTCATTCCGTCCACCAATCCCGCCGCCCAGCCCGCCACCGTCGCCAATGACGGCTGGTATCCCGATCTGGACGTGGACGATTTCAAGGCCCGCACCGGCCACGGCGATGTGTTCGCCACCTCGCGCCTGGCCGAAGTACTGCAAGCGGCGATGATCGAGGTGAATGCCAGCCTGCGGGACTGGCGCGCCGCCCAGACCGCCGCCAGCCTTGCCGCCGTGCCGGCGCCCCACTATGGCGACAGTTCGGAAAAGGTCATCCTTTACCGCACCGCGGTGTTCGCCCGCGTCCGCGCCCAATTGCTGGGCACCACGCGCGACTACGACAGCACCAAGTCCGGCCATGCCCGCGCCGACGCGCTGGAAGCCACCGCCGAAACCTACCTGCAACAATCCGCCGAGGCCCTGGCCCGGCTGGCCGATGGCCCGCGCATGGTGGTGGAGCTGATCTGATGGCCGCCCCCCGCGCCACCACCGCCCGCCTTGTGCTGGCCCGCCAGGGCGAGACCGTCGATGAGATCGCCGCGCGCTGCTACGACGGCGACACCGCCATGGTTCCCGCCATCCTCGATGCCAATCCCGGCCTTGCCGCGCTGGGCACCGCCCTGCCCCACGGCACCAGCGTCCGCCTGCCGGACAAGATCGTCACCCCCAAGAAACTGACCAGCCTGTGGGACTGAAATTATGAAAGACGAAGTCGCCGCCGCCGCCAAGGCCGCCCCCGCCATCGGTGGCGCCGCCATGGTTTCCAACGAGCCCGCCACCGGGATGATCGCCGGGCTGTCGCTCAACGACTGGGTGTTGGTGGCCACCTTCGTTTATGTGGCGCTCCAGATCGGCCTGCTGCTGCCGAAGTACTGGGCCATCCTGCGCCGCCGCTTCGCGCCCCGGGGGGCCGGCGAATGACCATGCCGCGCATCCTTTCCACCAAGATGTTGGCGCTGATCGCCGCCGGCGCCACCGCCGGCACCATCGCCACCGCGTTCGTGGGCGAGAAGGAAGGACGCGCGCTGACCGCCTATCAGGACGTCGCCAAGGTGTGGACCATCTGCGACGGCCACACCAAGGGCGTGACCCCCGGCATGACCGCCACGCCCGAGGAATGCGACCGCATGCGCGCGTCCGACGTCGGCCAGTTCATGGCCGAGGTCGACCGCATGGTTCAGGTCCCCATGTCCGAACCGCGCCGCGCCGCCGTAACCTCGTTCGCCTACAATGTCGGACTGGCGAACCTGCGGGGGTCCACCTTCCTGCGGCGGCTGAATACCGGCGATCCCGGCGCCTGTGGCGAAATCCTGCGCTGGGTCTATGTCGGCGCCAAGGATTGCCGCGATCCCCGCAACAACTGCCAGGGCATCGTCGCCCGCCGTGAACAGGAAGCCGCACTATGCCGCCTGTGATGCCGCTGCTGCTGGGCCTGCCGTGGCGCGCCATTGGCGGGGCCGTGCTGGCCATTGCCCTGATCGCCGTGGGCTGGACGGCACGCGGATGGCAGGCCGATGCCGAAATCGGCGCCATCCATGCCCGCAACGCCACCGCCACCGCCAAGGCGAGCGAGGACGCGCGCGAGCGTGAACAGGTGCTGGCCGATGCCATCGCCCAGATCGACGCCGAACACACCGCCGAAAGGACCAAGGCCGATGCTGAAAACTCCGACCTGCGCGCTGCTGTCGCTGCTGGCGATCAGCGCCTGTACGTCCGCACCATCTGCCCCGCCGCCGGCCTGCCCCACGCTGCCGCCAGTGCCGGCCTGGATCAAGGAACGCGCGCCGAGCTTAGTGCCGACGCTCGACAGGATTATCACGCCCTCCGCGAAGGATTGATGGCGAAGGAACGCCAGTTGGTCGCGTGCCAGGACATTGTGGACCGGTTCGGAACGCGGCCATGAACAAGCTGCTGTCGCTGCGCCAGGCCCTTCTGGATTGCCCGCTGAAGATCGCCGCCGACAAGCTGCTGACCTTCGCCGAAAAGGGCACGGTGCTGTCCTATGGCGGCGGCGGCAACGATGCGTTCCAGATCACCTATACCGCCAAGGCCATCGTGCTGGACTATGCCGGCGCGCCCCGCGACCTGCTGTTCGTCGTGGCGCAATGGCTGCACGCCGACAACCCGGGCGCCGGCGCCGAATCCATCACCTTCACCGCCGACATCATCAGCGACAAGGCGGTGGACGTGGAGCTGGCGGTCGAGATCACCGAAACCATCGGCGCCGTGGCCCAGCCGGACGGCAAGCTGCGGCTGCAACCGGCGCCCGACCCCGATGCGCTGGGCGAAGACGCGCTGAAATCGTTGTTCGCCGATCTGACCCGCACCGGCTGAGCCGATGTCCGACACCGATCCCCTGGCGCCGCTGGAACGCTGGATCGTCAACGCCCTGGCCGCCATCAGCCCGCCGGCCCGCCGCGCCCTGCTGATGGATATTGGCCGCGAGCTGCGCCGCCGCAACCAGCGCCGCATCGCCGCCCAGACCGACCCGGACGGCGCGCCGTGGGCACCGCGCAAGCGCAACAGCGCCGGCAAGGTGCGCAAGCATGCCAAGATGTTGCAGGGCTTCCGCGATGGCCGCCGCCTGCGCCTGAGGGTCACCGCCGAGGCCATGGAGCTGGGCTATGATGGCCGCAGCGCCTGGATGGCCCGCATTCACCATTATGGCGAAGTCGCCGCCGTGGCGCGCGGCGGCGCCAACGTCAAATATCCCGCCCGCCGCCTGATCGGCATGCCCGACGCCGACCAGCAATACGTGTACGAGCGCATCGCCCAAGCCCTGAAGGAATTGGGCTGATGGGCTTCGCCTTGCCCATGCTACTTGGCGCGCGGTCGATCGTGCTGATGACCATGGACGGGATAGCACTTCCTTAGCCGTTAATCGCGCGTCGCGTCTCTTCGCGTAGGAGACGAATAAAGACACTGAGCATGTTTTCGGTCGGAGATTGATCGCTGATACTCTTTGCCTCACCCTCAATCTCCGCAATGCGATCTTCGGTTACACCAACCATCATAGCTTCGACCTTTGCCATTTCTATTTTCTTCCACTGGTCAAGCAGTTGGAGATTCATCGGTGTGTTCAGCATGAACGATGCCATCAACGTGTTCTCCCTACGGCAACAGGGCATCGACGGGAACGCCCAGCGCCTGGGCCAGTCCCTTGTACGCCTCGATGGAGCCGGGCTTCTTGCCGGTCTCGATCTCGCTCAGATAGGTCTTGGACATTTCGGCCTTGGCCGCCAGTTCGACGGCACTAAGGCCGCGATAGTCGCGCCAGACGCGCACCGGGTGTTCGCCGGAGACGACGCGCATGGCGTAGTCGTGCGGCAGGGTGGCCCCGGTCACGGCGGCATGGGCGGCCAGGATATCGTCAAGGTCTTCGACGCGTGCCCGCAGGGCATCATATTCGGCGCGCGGGATGGTCACGGTGTCAGTCATAAGCTTCCCTCCGGTGGCGGACGCGGATCACGGTCATGATGGTGATTTCCCCGTCCAGCGAGAAGATCACCCGGTAGTCACCGACCCGCAGACGGTAGAACGGCGAGCCGGTCAGGTGCTTGACGTTGTTCGCCTGCGAGGCCGGGTCATCGGCATATTGGACGATCTTGGCGGGTATTCGGATTTGAGTGTGGGAATTGCCCATTCGTGGTAACATCCTAACTCGGATTTGGATGTGGAATATGACGGCCCATGACTATCCCCGTAATCGACCTGTTTTCCTGCGTCGGGTGCCATGCCGAGGGGCTGCATCGGGCAGGTCCGTTCGAGACCATTCAGTTCGTCGAGTTCAACCCATGGCGGCGCGCAAAGCTGCGTCGCCTCTTTCCAGGGGTCCCCGTTCATGACGATGTGCGCACCTATCAGGGCACCAGAGGTTCGGCGCGGGTCGGCGTTGGCGGCCCACCCTGTCAGCAGACAAGCGTTGCTGCCGCTATTCACGGATACCGAGACGGAGATAGTCTCTGGCCCGAATACCTGCGCATCGGGGTCAACGTGGACCTCGAATGGTTTGTCGTGGAGCAGCCGCCGGGACACGCGGCGTGGGAAGCCAAAGTCGCTGACGACCTTTCCAGAACTGGCCGCCATGTCGCCCGGATTGAGTTCGGCGCTTGCGACATTGGTGCGCCGTATCTTCGCCGGAGAGTGTTCTTGGTTGCCTGCACCAGCTTGCCGCGATTGGAGGTCGCCTGGGCTGCGGTCCCATCCGCGATTGAGCGGGTCAAGAGGGCAGCAGATGCCCGAGGTGATTGGGACCCGGATAAGCTCGCAACTGTACCTGTGGATGCTCGCTCTGCCGGGCAGATGGATGGCGGAGACGCCA